TTGCGCGGGAAGTCAACGATTTGCTCGGTCGCGAGCGTCGCGTTGGCGTAATACTCGCCATACACCATCGCCCCTGCGCCAGCTTGCGGGAAGTGCGACGTACTGAAGGCGGCGTTGACGTTATTGAAGAAACCCCAATTGAAGATGCCTGCGCCTTTGGGTTGGTAATTGATCGTGCAGTCATGCGCCCAGCACACGTTATCTGTGACGCTATATCCGCTGATCGACAACGCCGGTGCTTGACCGCCGTTCCAGTAGTAATGGACCGCCGTTCCGATACCGTTGGTCAATGTAACGCCGTTAAGTACGATCAAGCTCGTCGAGAGCTGCGCCCCCGATAGCGGATGCAGGTTGTACGGCGCGTACTGGCCGGTATTAAATCCCGCGCCAGTATTGATATACATGAAGTATTCGCGGTCGATGGTCAGGCCGCCGCCTTTAAATTCAAAGTTATCGACCGGAACGAACATACGCCACGGCTCGGCGTACGCCTGATAGCCATTCGGCCCCGAGCTTACGAACGAGGTCCCGCGGATAATCGTGGCGTTGATGCCGGCCGCGACCTCGACGCAGCTCAGGCCCAGAGAGTACGGTCCCGAACCGTTGGCCGTGTGGCCGCCCGTCTTCCAGTCGTAGAAGCCCGGCCGCCCCGACACGTCCCCGGCCGCGCTGGTGATCTTGATGCGTCCGCACTCAAACCCTGCGCCGACCGCAAGGTGCATCGCCTGCAACGCGGCGTCGAGGGTCAAGAAATTGCCGCCCGACGCCGTCGAGCTGCCGGTGTTCGATCCGCCGGGGTTGACGGTCACGTCCCAATCATATTGCACCGTGCGCGGATAGATCAGCAGCGGGCCGATGACGCGCTGTTCCATGGTGCTGTCGGTGGCGTAGCCGGCGGCGTAGATCCGCATGGCTCCGGCCGGCTGCGACGCCGCGGCCGTCGCGCAATCCACCTGGAACCAGAACCCCGGCCGCACCCGCGGATTACCGTTGACGTCGGTGTCGGCGTAGTAGCTCAGGGTCAGGTCTTGGGTCGTTCCTTCGACGTTGACGGTGACCTTCCGCATGCCGCCCTTAGCGTCGGCGATCAGGCCGAGCGTGACCGGACCAACACCGCGAATCTGCGACGGTTGCCACCAATGCAGCACCGACTTGGCGTGCACGCGCGTCGGGTCGCTCGGCGCGCCCGACGCATTCGCCCAGCCGGTCGGCCAGGCGCCCTGCTGGATACCCGAACCCGGCGCGCCGGCCCCGGTCGTAAGCCAAAGGTTGCTCGGCGCCAGGAGCGGGAGTGCGCCGCCTCCGCTGATCTGGCTCATGTAGACGGCCAGGGTGTTGAAGGCGGCGAGCGGCGTATCAATCTGCGTGAACAGCGGGAACTTATTCGCGACACCCGCGATCAGGTTCAGCCGGTTCACTAGAGTGTTTAGCTTGCCGATGAAGTCGGTCGGGTCGCTGATGTAGGCGAGCTGGGCGAACTGTCCGAGCGCATTGACCTCGTTGACCAATATGTTCAACGAGTTGATCTGCGTGTCGATCTGCGTGAGATAGGCCGGAGTGCTCATGGCAGCTTAGCGCACGTAGCCGACGAGGTTGGTCGCCGTCGTTCCGGTGGCCTTCACCTTGCTGATCAAGCCGTTGAGCACGAAGCCGACCGGGCAGGCGGTGAAGGTGGTGGTCACGCCGTTGCTGTCGACGACGGCCACGTTGCCGGTCCCGCCGACATAGATCCCGACCAGCGCCACGTTGGCGGTGTCGCTCGGCGTGATCGCGGCGAAGCCGCTCGGAACCAATTCTGGGTTTAGCGCCATGGCGGCCTCCGGTCCGCACGGATGCTACAGCACGTGTGCTAAGGCGTCAAAAAGCGCCCGAAGATGTGCGGCGGCGCGGCGTGTAGGTGATGACGAGCACGCCTTGCGCGCCGGTCCCGCTCGTCGTGATCGTGTCCCACGCCCCGCCGCCGCCGTAGCTCCCACCGTTCCCCACTGCGCCGCTCCCGCAGCATGTGCCGCCGCCGCCGCCGGAGCCGGCCGTTCCCCACTCCGTCCCGTCGAAACCGCTTTGGTGCGAACTGTTCGACCCCGCGCCGCCAAAGCCCGCATCGCCGGACCCGCCGAAAGTGGTGTTGACCTGCCCGTCATTGCCGGCCCCGTGCGGTCCCGCCGCGCCACCACCGCCGATGTTGCCGTTGACGCCGCCGTTGCCGTTGCCGCCGTGATAGAGCACGTCGCCGACCGAATTGGCGACCGTCCCGCCGGTCGCTTGGTTCGCGCCGTTGGCCTTGAGGAACGTGCAGCCGTTGAAGCACGTATCCCCGGCGACGCCGTTGTAAACCGCGCCTGCGCCGATCTGGATGGCGACCGCCTGCCCCGGGTGGATCGCCGCAAGCCCGGTGGTCTTTTTTGCGTACGCCCCGCCGCCGTTCGCCCCGCCGCCGATCGCTTCGACGCTCGCCCCGGCCGGCGACCAATCGACGGGGACGGTCCACGTCGTTCCCGAAGTGACGATGACCTGTTTCGAGTCCGCCCAGGCGGGCGCGGCGACGGCCAGCCAGACGGCGAGCGCCGCGGAAAGGACGCGCCGCGCCATCAGTTGCGCGTCCCGCCGAAGGTCATGCCGATGTCCGCGAGTGTCGTGTCGCCGGTCGCCGGGCCGACGAGCTTCAGGAGGTGCCCGGCCGCCACCGTGTAGGGCGACGCCGGGAAGGCGAAGCTGCAGCCGCTGGAGGTGAACGTGACCGTGGCGACGGTCGTACCGTTGTCGGTCAGGGTGTAGGTCGTGCTGCTGGTCGCCGCCGTGCCGTAGGTGCAGCGCGCGGCCCCGCTGGTCAGGACGACGCTGGTCGACGGCTGGTAGGCCCCCAGCGTCCAGCCGTTGCCGCTGACGCTCCCTTGAAAGACGTAGAAGTCGAACGGGAGGTAGGGCTGCAGATAGGGTTCGAACGTCGCGGCGAAACTGCTCAGGCCGGTCGCGCCGGTGCCGCCCTGGCTGGGCGAGAGCGGCGTGGTCAGGCCGTTGAGCGAAGTGATGTTGCTGTTCGCCCCCGACGTCGCCAGCGCCGAGTTGGCGCAGGAGAGGATCGAATTGAAGTTCCCCATGACCTGGGTGGCGTCGGCGGTCTGGCCGTTCGCCAGCGCATAGGGGTAGCTCGGGCAAGCGGAAGCGACGGCGGGCGCCGGCGCGGCCAGCGCCATGAACGCGACGCAGACCAGCGTCGCGAGCGACCAGAACAGATGTTTCATCAGTGCGCCCCCATGTAGCCGGTCGGCTGAACCTGTGCGTAGAAATTGCCAATGGCGAGCCCGGCCGTCGCATAGCCGGTGACCTGCAACGCGGCCTGCTTGAAGACCAAGGCGTTGTGCCAGGGCAGCCGGTATTCCTGATAGCCGAGGATCGCCCCGCCCCAGACGCCGCCGCCCCAATTGAACGCGCCCCACGTCGCCCCGGGCGGGGCGGTCGACTGCAGGGTGACGGTGTCCAGTGCGTTGCCCTGTTCGTCGTAGGCCGCGACCGTCAACGACTGGCCGGCCGGCATGATCAGGCCCAACGCCGACTGCACGACGCAGTTGGCCGAAGCCTGCTGGTTGTCGGGCATCAGCGCCGAGCGGAAGGTGCAGGTCAGCGCCGCGCCGTTTTCGGTGTAGGTCGACGTCGCCAGCGGCACGACGGTCGCCTGAAACAGCTTGGCGTTCACCCCGACCGCGGCGAGGATGACGCTGTTCGACGTGCCGAAGTAGGGCTGGATCAGCGCTGCCGGAAAGCTGTGCGGCCCGGTCCAGCACTTCTGCACCATGTCGTACCAGTATTCTTCGGTCGGCTGGCCGTTCTTGTAGGTATTGGTCACGCTGACGCGCACCACACCCTTGACGTAGGCCGCCGCCGTGCGCGTCGGCGACCCGGCGTAGAGAAAGGGCACGGAGACACCCGAACCGTCCGCGCCGATCGGATCGGAGCACTTGCCGTCGAGCCCGACCACGCGCAGTCCGTCGGCGGCGATGAAGGCCAGACCTTCCGGGGTGGCGCAGAGACTGTTCGGCGACACCGTGCCGACCGAGCCTGCCACCGCCGAGCTCGCCAGGTTGGTCGTCGCCTGGTCGCCGGTGATCTGGTAGTAGATGCCCGTCTTGAAGGCGATCAGCGCCTGCAGCACGCCGCCCTGCACCTGGTTGGACAGCGGCAGGCCGCCCAGCGCCGTCACCGGCGTCGAATCGCCCAGGGTCAGCTGCTGCGACGCATTGGTGATCTGCTGCGGGCTGAGCGCGTCGGAGAACTGCACCCCGTTGGCGACCGCATACCAGGCCCGACCGTTGAACTGCGCCACCGCCGTCGGCACGGACGCCAGGGCTTGGCCGTTGGTCTGGCCGGAGCCGTAGACCGGCGCGCCGATGGTGCCCGAGCTGAAGGTGATCGCCTGGCCGGCGCTGCCGCCCGTCGCCGCCTGCGACAAGGTGACGCTGTAGGGTGCCGTCTCGCCGATCGCGGTGACATAGGTGTTGGCCGGGATGCCAGTCCCGGTCACCAGGTCGCCGACCATGACGCCGATCACGGTGGCGATGTTGCTGATCGTCGTCGAGCTCGCAGCCGGCGTGCCGGTGGTCGCCAGCGTGAACGCCCGCAGGTCGATCCAGCCGACGTAATGCGACGAGCCGTCATAGCCCGGGTGGGTGATGACGATCCGCTGGCCGATCATCGCCATCGACGGCGGCGTCCAGTCGCCGGTCGCGGCCTGGGTGGTCGGGCAGTTCGCCGACGTGACGTTGCCGAGACTGACGAAGGCCCCGGCGTTCAGGTCGTAGCAGAACGGCTCGGACTTGCCGCTGTAGCGCGCGCTGGCGATCATGCCATAGGCGCGCGAGCCGACCACGAACAGGGCTTCGATCTGCGCCGGCGTGGTGAAGCTGCCGAAATTGGTGATCTGGGTCGCCGCCGGCCGCGGCACGAACTGCCCGCGGGTCGTCGGCGAGGGGATCAGGTTGGCGAGCGACGCCATGGCCCCGGGCGGCGCGTTGGTCGCATCGACCGCGTCGCAGACGCCGAACGGGCGGAACGTCAGCGGGGAGGCGCGCCGGGTTGGCATCAGAAGTAGATCTGCTTGGTGTTCGGCAGGGTCGAGAAGTTCGGGCCGAACCGGCGGCGGTCCATCTTCACCGTCATCGCCCGGTTGGTCTTGTTGTCCTTCATCTGCAGATAGCCTCGCAGGATCCCGGCGGCGCCCTGCTCGCCGTCGCCCAGGAAGGCCGTCCAGCGTTCGTCGTCGGCTTCCTTCATCAGCTCGCCGGCGACGCGGGTGATCAGATAGTTGGTGTTCGGGAACCACGGCACGGTCGCCGACGTCTCGGGCGTGGCGATGTCGGGCATCTGCGCATAGTAGCGCACCACCACCGGATAGGCCCCCGACGGCTGCGGGTAGACATAGGCCATCGGCGCGGACTTGCCGTCGGCGGTCTGGTCGCCCAGGCTCAAATCCACAGCGAACCAATAGGGGTAGGATGAATTGCCCGGCTGCTGGATCGTCATGTCGAACTCGCTCATGTCGATCGGCACGAGCGGGTAGGGCACGCCGTTGTTCAGCCAGAACACCGACTTCTCGTCGGCGCAGCGCAGGAAGTCGCCCGGCAGGGCGTAGGGCCCCGACCCGGCCTGGAACAGACCCATCGGGTCGGTCAGGCCGGGCTGGAAGGTGAACTGGTAGGTCTTCTTCGCCAGTTCGAAGTCGTAGGTCTGACAGAGTTCCTGCAGCACCGCGTTGAGGTACTGCCCGGCCTGGGACGTCCACCCAGGAACCTTCGCGATGGCGCAGGCGCGCGCGACGATCTGGGCGGACGTCAGGGCCATGTCAGCTCACCTCGGCTTCAAGCTCGGCGATCTCGGCGTCGATCGCGGCGATGCGCATCTTGCGCTTGGCGTTGTTCTCGTTGAGGTTCTGCACCGCCACGGCGCGCTCGTTGGCGCGGGTGACGGCGGCCTCGACGAGCTTGCCGATCTCGGCCTCGGCGCGGTCGATCTCCACCTTGCGGTGGCCCTTGGCCTCGTAGGCGCCGCGCCGGCCGCTGGCGGTGTGCTCGGCGTAGCCAGCCTTGTGGACTGCGTCGCGGTGCGCCTGCAGCTTGCCGATGGTCTCGCCGCGAAGCTGCTCCTCGGCTTCGAACTCGGCCTCGACCTGCGCCAGGTCCTTCTCGGCCTGGGCGATCACGCCTTCCAGCTGGGCCTTCTCCTCGCGCAGCTTCGGCAGCTTGAAGCGCTTCTGCTGGCGGTCGATGAAGCCCATGATCCGGTCGATGGTGGCGTTCACCGCCGCATTGTCGTCGTCCTGGCCGACGAAGTGCTGGAAGGTGATGTGCCGGTCGTCGGCCAGCTGGGCGGCGATGGAATAGCCGATGGCTTGGGTCTGCTTGAGTTCCGACATTACGCCGCCGCCCCGCTGATGATCGGCTTGCGCTCGGCGAAGTAGCGCGACAGGTCGCGCTTGCCGTCGAGCGTCGACTGGTGCTCCCAGCCGCGAGCCTCCATGTCCTTCAGCGTGTTGGCGACGTGCCGCGGAACCTTGTAGCGCTGGCCATGCATGTACTGCTCGCCGTTGATGGCGATGTGGTCGGCGTAGGGCGCCAGGTTCAGCTCGACCCAGACGAGCTCGTCGAGCACCGCGTTGCCGGTGGTCTTGCCGCTGTCGCCCAGCAGCGCCTGCTCGGCCTTCTTCTGCAGCTCGGCCTGGGCGCGCTTGCGCTTCTCGGCCTCGACCTTCAGCTCGGCCTTCTTGAAGGCCTCCAGCTGCTCGGCCACGGTCAGCACCGGGTGCTGCGGGTCGATCAGATGGGCGAAGCGGGCCAGGGCCGGATCCTCGGCGGCCTTGTCCAGGGTGGCGCTGTCGACCGCGGCGGCCAGTTCGGCGTCGAGGTCGAGTTCGGGCGCGGGCTTGTCGCCCCCGCCGGCTGATTTGGTCATGATGTTCCCCCGATGTGGAGGCGACAAGGTAAAGCAGCGCCGTGGTGGCGTCTACCACCACGGCTCCGCCCTACGAGTGCGTCCAGGCGCCGTTGGTCATGCTGTCGGCCGGCACGACGAACGGCCAGCCGCGGTTGTCGACGCACAGCCAGTCGCCCGGCTGCAGCACCACCTGGCCGCGGCCGTCGGGCAGGGTCAGCACGCCTGAGGCGTCGAACCGGCCGCCCACCGGGGCCAGGGCGCGGTTCAGCGTCTTGATCGACTGATTCATGGTGGCGACGTCGGCCGCCGCCATATTGCCGATGCCCGGCAGGAATTGGAGGGCCGTCAGCGACGTCGTCGCGTTCGTACCCGCAGTCTTGGTCGCCATCTGGCGTATCTCCTAAAGAAAAGCCCCGGCCCGTTCAGGCCGGGGCTAATACAGCCGCTCAGTCTAAGCTGCCGATAGACTTAGCCGAAGGTCGCCGACATCGCGGACGTGCTCTCGATACGCGCCCCGAACGTGGTGTTCAGGATGATCGTGCCGTAGAACATCTTCCAGGCGATGACGCGCTTCTGGTTTTGCGGGTCCGACTTGTCGGCCCCGGTCAGGTAGCTGAACTTCACGTTGTCCAGCACCACCTGACCGTAGCAGCCGCGCCCGAAGACGAAGGTCGGATAGACCGTGACGCCGGTCGCCGGGGCGGCGGGCGGGGTCTGGGCGACGCCGGTGCCGGTGATCACCACCGTCTGGTTCGGCGCCAGCTGGGTCGCCTGGCCGGTCATCGGGCCCGACGTCGGGCCGGCCGAGCACAGGCCGAGGTTGGCCGGGCTGGTGGTCGTGCCGATGTAGACGTTGAAGGTGAAGCCCGAGATGTTCGGCAGCGCCACCGAGATCGAGCCGGTCGGGCCGGTCACCGAGACCGAGGCCGACACCTGATAGATGCGGCTCTCGTACTGGTTCTGGGTGTCCGAGGCGGTGACCTGCACATAGTAGGTGCCGGTCGCCAGCGACCCCGCCGTGCCGGCCGTGCCGTTGATCTGCGCGACGCCGGTGAAGGTCGGGATCATGTTGGTCTTGCAGAACCGCATGCCCGACCACTCGCCGGCCTCGTAGTTGTAGAGGCGGTTGAGGTCAGAATAGGTCCAGGCCAGGCGGACGTCCGAATTCATGCGGAAGTCGCCGACGACCAGGGTGTGGATCAGGGCCGCGTAGTGCGGCATCGAGCGCGGGTTCTCGCTGGCGCGCGAGCCGCCGGCCTCGGCGCTGATCTTGGTGTTGGTCTGCTCGTCGCCCATGAACCGCGGCGCGCCGATGGTCTCCAGGGCGGCGACGGTGCGGATGACGGTGGTGCTGTCCAGCACGTCGCCGGCGACCAGGGCCGAGCGCGAGCCGCGGCTGTTGACGTAGTTGACCTGGGTCAGCGCCATCAGCGCGTTGAAGGTGTTGCGCTCCTGGGTTTCCGCGACCTGCATGCCGCAGAGCTCGGTGGCCTTCTTGAACAGCGGGTGCTTGATCGTCATCTCGGCCACGTCGGTGATGATCACCGAGTCGCCCCACTGCTGGGCGGTGGCGCTGACCTGCGAGATGGTCATGGTCTCGCCGACCGACGGCACGCCCTCGGAGAGCGGCGCGAACGGCAGCGACAGACGGTTGTAGCGGGTGGCGGCGTAGGTGGTGCCGCGGCCCTTCGGCAGCTCCAGCGGTTCGCCGAACTGGTAGGCCACCAGCTGACGCCGCGCGAGCGGCAGGGTTTCGTCTTCGATATAGGCTTCGATGTCGGCGGAAAACGCGCCGGCGTTGTTAGTCGCCATTGTGGCCCCCTAAGCTGCGGGGGCCACAACGGTCCCCGTCAGATATCCAAGTCCTTCAGGCGGTCGTACAGCGACGCCTGCCGCCGGCCCTGCCGGGGCTGGGCGACATCGCCGCGGCCCGAGGCAGGTCTGGCTGAATTCCGCTGCCGGCTGGCCTCGGCGGCCCGCTGGCCCTTGCGCTTGGCGGCCGGGGCGCGCTCCAGCGCCTTCTGGCCGATCAGGTAGGCCGCGATCGTCTTCCGGTCGGTCGGGCGGCCCTGGGCCGCCATCTGCTGGAACGTCGCCTCGACTTCGTCCTTGATCCCCGAGATGGCGCTGTTGCCGTTCGCCAGGGTCTCGAAAGCGACGCGGTCGTTGGCGTCCCAGGACTGGAACCGGATCTGCTGCAACTCGCGGGACACGTCCTCGCGAAGCAGCTCGTCGGGCGTCATGGTGGCGCGGCGTTCCTGTTCGCGGCGCTGAGCTTCCTCGCTCTGGCGTGTGCGAACGGCGACTTCCGCCTCCTGCGCCCGGCGCTCGGCCTCCTGCGCGCGCCGGCGAAGTTCGCGGATCTCGTCGGAGGCGCTGCGGCGGCCGGTCTGGCGCTGCGGCTCCTCGACAGGATCTAGGTCTTCGTCGGCTTCGGGTTCGTCTGCGTCGGGCTCGTCTGCGTCTTCGTCGTCCAGTTCCTCGTCGCCGTCCCCGGCGGGCTCTGGGGTCTCCAGCTCATCCGCATCGGCATCGTCGAACTCGGCCCCTTGATCGTCGTTGGGCGCAAAGAATGGGCGCGAGCCCATGAGCACGTTTCGCATCGGTTCCCCCTGGCTGTAACGGCGCCACCGCGTTAGCCGCTTACGGCGGCAAGTCGAATAGGGCGCAAGCTGCTACAGCTTGGCCGGAAAGTCAAAGCACTTGCTACTGCCGCGGCATTCCGACCGCGCCGGCGGCGGGCATGCGGTCGGCGTGAATCGCGCCCGGCGGACCCTTCACGCCGCGGCCGGTGCCCGGCTGGGCCCCCGGCTTCGGCGCGCCGGCGACGCCCGGCCCGGCCCCGCCCGGCGTCCCGGGCACGCCGCCCTGGGCCATCTGCTGTTGCATGGCCGCCTGCTGCTTCTTCTGGATCTGCTGCTGGTGCTTGCCGATGTGGTCGCGCACCGTACCGTGCGGGTCGCCCAGCTGCATCAGCTGCATGTGCTGCTGCAGATGGGCCATGTCGTCGTCGGCCTCATGCACCTCGACGACGTGGCCGTACTCCAGCATCTGGTTTTCGAGCTCGGGCGGGATGGTGATCGCCTGCTTCTTCTTGAAGATCAGCGGCGCCTCGCGCGGCCCGAACAGGTTCTCGACCATCCGCACCATCATCGGCGACAGGTCGAGGTCGTAGCCGGCGTACAACTGCGGCGGCACGCCCTTGATCACGTTGATCCCGGCGATCTGCTGCTGCATGCGCGCGGCGTCGCGGGCGGCCTCGACACCCCACCACTTGAACTCCCAGCGCTCGTTCAGCTGCAGCGGGTCGACGTCCTCCATCTGCGCCTTGACGCCGATCTGGCCGAACATGCGCACCACCACCGCCTCCTCGCGGAACTGGTGGTCGTACTCGGCGAACCGCTGCAGCAGCGGCGTCAGGATGCCCTCTTCCAGAATCGTCACCGCGTCGGCGGTGGTCAGGATGTCGACCTGCTGTTCGTTGGCGATTTCCGCCTGGTTGCGCTTCTTGCCCGGCCCGCCGGTCGACTGCGGGATCATCGACGGGTTGACGCCCAGGGTCTGGAAAATCTGCATCTGGCATTGTTGGGCGCGCTCGGCGCCTGACCGCCAGAGTTCGGGGAACTGCGCAAACTGCGTCGACTTCGGGTCGGTCTCCCAGACCGCCGCCAGCCCCAGCACCATCGACGACACCCGAGGGTTCTTCTCCGGGTCGGTCATGACGATCGGCATGGCGCTGAAGTGCGCGGTGTCGGCCGCCTCGTTGATGGTGTCGTTCGCCAGGATCTGCAGGTCGGCGACGCCGTTGTTGACCGGCGCGCGGCCCTTGATCACGCCGGCGATCTTCTCGGCCGGGCAGGTGATCACCGGCGGCTGCTCGCACCAGTAGGGCGAGCGCTTGCAGCCCAGGATGCGCTGCTCGCCGGCGTAGTAGGCGCGCACCAGATAGTGGTCGCCGTCGACCTTGATCACGGTCCACGTCTCGTAGACCACCGCGTCCTTGCCGCCGCCCTTGATCCCGGCGGCGTCGGCCATGTCCTTGCCGGTGTCGCGGTTCTGGCCCTTCTCGGAGACCTTTTTCATCTCCTTGATCAGGGCCTCGCCCTCGTCCTTCAGGATCTCGCCGTCGCTGATGGCGCGGCGGATGCGCGCCTTCGACCAGCGCCGCAGGATCGTCACCGAGCCGCCGGCGTCAATCGCCGCCTGCACCGAGTTGCAGGTCACCGGCAGGATCAGCAGGTCGGCGTCGTGCAGCACCTCGACGGCCGGCATGCCGACCTCGATCTCCTCGTCGACGATCTCCTCGTGGGTCCCCAGGTGCTCCAGGGCGTCGTCGGGCAGGCCGCGCATCTTCTGGTCGGGGACCTGCTTGCGCCGCGCCAGCCGCCGCTTGTGCTTCTCCCAGGTGACGTAGAGCGAATACTGGCCCTCGACGTCGCCGTTGATGCACAGCGCCGGGACGACCTCGGTGCGCAGCTTGGTCTTGCGCACATAGTGGTCCATCAGCGACATGGTCGCGTGCGGAATTTCGCCGTCGGACGACGTGACGTCGACGTAGCGCCCCGACTGCGGGAAAATCTGGTTGGTGAACCGGGTCTTGCGGGCGTTCACCGCGTCGTGGACGTAGGGCAGGAAGATCCGCGAATTGCCGTTGTAGAACTGCCGGTCGCTGAGCTTGCAGTTGAACAGGTCCCAATTGTCGGCGATGTCGTCGGCGCGGCCGCGCTGGTCCTCGAATCCCTTCACCACGTCGTTGAAGGTTTCCAGCAGCTTCTTGCGCACGGCCTGGCGGCCGGCCAGTTCGGTCTCACGGCTCAGCGGCATCAGCGCGCCCCCAGCATGCTACGGTACGGACGCCCGTCGTGCGTCACCGCGTTGAACGTAGCATCTGCTTCCTCGCCGGTCGAATAGCCTAGCTCCAGCTTGCCGGCGAAGCTCTCCAGCCCTTCCATCAGCGTGCGGTAGACGCCCTCCTCGGCGTAGTCGGCCAGCACGCCGGCCTTCAGCAGCACCCGGGCGTAGCCGCCGGCGAAGGCGTTCAGCGTCCAGCGGGCGGCGTCGGTCACCAGCAGCATCGGCATGCCCGACTTCTCGCGCTGCAGCAGGGCGCGGACCTGGTTGCGGCCGCGCTCGGGCGGCAGGCCGGGCTCGATGTCCATCGGCAGCTTGCGCACCGCCTGGGCCAGGCCGACGTTGTCGTAGGTCGAGAAGTGCCGCGGGCCCATGGTGATCCGCGGCTTGGCGCCGGCGTCCAGGGTCGCGTCGCGGATCAGCTGTCCGACCTCGGCGGCAGGGTCGCCCTCCCTGACGTAGTCAGCAAATATTCGAAGCGCACCGTCGATCTGCTGAGCGAGCACGCCCGTAACGGCGTGGCCTGTTGCGTTAAGGCACAGCCACACAGGGCGTCCGGGTAGCGGGCGCAGGCCTTCACCACAATGGCGGGCCGAGAAGTCGTCATAGACGGGCGCTCCTGGGCGCATGGCGATGGCGTAGGCCAGCGCGTTCGGCACGTCGATCTTGCCGTTGGGGAAGCCCATCAGCTGGTTCTGCAGGTCGGGCAGCGGCTTGGCGAAGACCACTTCGCGGGCGTTGAAGAACGGCTGCAGGCCGCGGATGAAGTCGAGTTTGCCGCGCGGGGCCTTCATCGCCTTGTAGGGCAGCACCACGCCGCGCTTGACCTGCTCGGCGCGGATCGCCTGGCTCGCCCAGAGGTTCAGGCCGTCCTCTTCGAAGCCCATCCACGTCGGGTGGTAGTCGCCCCAGACCTTGAACAGGTCCTCGACGATGTCCGACGGCGTCCATTGCGCGCCGACCGCGTCCCAGACCACCAGCTTGCCGCGGATCCACGACCAGACCACCCGGCCGGTGTCGGCCGAGTTGCGGTTCACGGTGCGCGCCGGGTCGGTCATCGAATAGACCGCCTGCCAGGTGCGGACCTGGGGCTCGACGCTCATCATGTCGCGCTTGAAGGCCTTGGTCTCCGGGGCCTCGCTCTCGCACATGAATTCCTGGCGGAAGCCCTGCACCGCGCCGCGGGAATGGTAGTTGGCCTCCATCCGCTCGATGTCGGCCAGCGGGAAGCGCTCGGGCCAGGAGGAGACCTTCTCCCCGGTCAGCGGGTCGCTGTAGTACATCGGGTACTTGTGGACCAGCCAGCGGCCGGTGGCGACGGCCTCGTCAAGGTCCTCCGTGCCGTCCTTCGCCAGGGTCTCGCATAGGCTTTCCGGGTGCAGCGGCGTGGCGGCGACGCGCATGTGGGCCGACGGGTCGAGGGCCGGTTCAAGGTCGAGCATGAACCAGTCGTGTGTCTTCTTGCGCTGCTCGGGCGTCTTGCAGTCGTCGCGGTTCTCTAGGTCGTCGCCGAACACCAGGTCGGGCCGCATGTCCTCATGCTTGATGCCCCGAAGAGACTGGCCCTTACCGAGCGCCTGGATAGCCGCCCCGGTCGACAGAACAAGGCGGTCGTCGCCCCAGGAGGGGCCGCGCAGAGGGCCGAACGCCCGCTCCAGGCGATCGTTGGTCTCGATCTCGCGGCGCACCGCGTGTAGTCGAGCGGCGGCGCGATCATAGTTCTCCCCGATGATCAGGCAGTTCCGGAACTCGCGCAGCCCGGCCATGATCAGGATGGCCTCTTCGGCCAGGGTCGACTTCCCGGCGCCGCGGAACACCTTGTAGAGCACGCCCTTGGCCGGCGAATGCCAGCCGGCGACCATCTCGCGGTGGAAGGGCGGGCTGGCCTGCGGGTGGCGGTGCTTGAACAGCACCTCATGGGCCAGGGCGCGGTTGGCCTTCAGCTTCCGCAGGATCTCAAGCCGCGAGCTCATCGCGGAACGTAGGCGAAGCGCCCTTTGATGTGGCGGACGAAGTAGGCCCCGTAGCTGCCGGCGCGCTGGAAGGCGCGATGCACGGCGGCCGGCACGTTCATGTAGTCATAGCTCGCCCCGTCGACGAACTCGACGGTCAGGGTGTCGGTCTGGGGGTCCCAGGTGAAGCTGGCGATATTGCTGCTCGACGGCGTCAGCGTGGTCTCGGGTCCGTTGCTCATCGGGCCCCAACCTGATGCAGGTTAAGGAGCCGTCTCGCGATCTGTGCATTCATGGTCCGAGCCTTCCCCCCGAGGCCAGCATGATCATGACCCACCACCAGGCGCCGAACAGGCCCATGGCCTTCCCTCGTCGCTGCCAGTCCCCGCGCCGGCCCCCTCCGCATCAACCCCCGATGCGCCCGCCGGCTGCGGCCAACTGCGTTCCGGTCCTCGACGAAGGGTTTGACCTCTTCGCCGGCGACCGGAACGCACTCTTGCGCTGACCTGGATCCCTTACAGCTCGTGTCTCCCCGGTCGTAACGGGCGGGCCCGCCTTGAGGGATCCTTGGTGTGCTGCGACCGCCAGCAGGCCGCCCCAGGTGCAGGGCCCGAATGGCTTAGGCCGCGGTGGCGGCCGGATGCGGGAAGAAGACCTGCAGGATGGCGGTGAGCGCGGCCAGGCCGATCGCCACCTCGCCCTGGGTCCGCGCGCTGGCGCGGCCGATCTGCTCGGCCGGCTGCACCACCGGCATCAGCGCCTGCAGCACGGAGGCCGCGGTCTCGGCCCAATTGGCGGTCGGCGGCATGGTCGCCTGCACGGCCTGCACCACGGGGGCGGCGGCCGGGTGGAAGGCCACGTCGACCACGGCCGGGGCGGTCGCCACCGGGGCGTCGGGTTGTTCGCTCATCTTCGGTCCTCCCTTGTCGATCCTGCGCAGCGCCACCAGCCACACCGGCAGGTGCGCGAGAAGCGTGCCGATCGCCGCAGCCGCGGCGATCCAGTGCTCAGTCGGCGGCATCGCGCGCGGCCCGGCGGATCGCCACGGCCTCGGCCGTCAGCGTGCCGGTCGCCGGGTCGATGCTGTCGCAGCGCTCGTCGCGGGGAACATCATGGCCGACCTCGGCGGTCTCGACGGAGGGCGCGCCAGCGTCCTTGTCCGTTTGAGCGGTGTCGTCGGTCTTGCCCTGGTCGGCCATGGTCCATCCCCCGATGCGCCGGTGAAGCTCTACTAGCAATCACCAGTTGTCAAGGGTGGCCCCTGGTCCTGGCAGGCTCGGGAGAACCATCGGGCGTCGGACCAGGGGCCGGCGCCGCCATGCCGGGAGGTAAGCCGCGCGCCGGTTCGGAGTGTAGCCAGGGTGGTCGCGGAAAAGCAAACGGCCCAGCTTCTCGGCAGAGGAGGGCTGGGCCGTCAGGCTGTGACACCTTGGAGGACATCGAAGCTGGCTAAGGGCTTCGGCGTCTGGTGGGAAGGTGGAGGAGGGCGGGGCTGCTGTCAAGAGGGTCGGTGGATAGCAGCGGCTGCTTGGAAACTGTAAAATCGTGGCGGTTTTTCTGCGTGGGGTGAAAATTTTCACCGCGCCGTCCGCCCCGCCGTTTCCCCCGGATCGCAGTATCAATTGCTAGGTGGGGCGGGCCAGGTCCGCCGGGTCGGCGATACGGTGGCAACTGCTACATGGTGCGCCAGCGGCGAGCTCGCGTCAAACGGAAAGGCGGAGCGGCGGATAGATTTACAGCGTAAATGCATAGCTCGAGGCTCGCACCAGCGCGCGACGCCGCATCAACCAACCCGCCGCTAAAGCTATCCAACGCTTCCGCCAAGGCCTGCCGTTACAACTCAACGCCCCTGCACCTTCCCACCTGCAATTCCGGTCGGTCTCCGGGCGTCGGGGTTATACGTGGGGACGGATACCCTTTAGGGTAATCCGGTCCCCCCTCCGTATAACACCTCCGCCGGCTCGAGAGACGGTTACATTGCACAACCCATTTACAATCCGCTTATCGCCTTACAAGCGCAGCCGCCGTTGACGCGTCCCCTTAGAGGATGCAACGTACGCGGCGCAAAACGGAGACCGACATGGAATTCAACTTCAAAACCCCGCCGCCGCTCGGTTACGAGCACGAACGGCTAGGCAACCGCTACACGTTGACGGGCGTTGCGCCCTACGTTCGCGAAGACGGTGCGGCAAGCTTCGTTCTGACCTGGCGCGGCCACAAATGCTGCGAATGCGGCGCAGCGTTCGAGACCAAGAGCGGCCTGGCCGTCAAGGTGCTGCGCCGCCGTTGCCATAGCCACAAGGGCCGGCGCGGCGCGAGCACGGAAGAGGCGCGGAAAGCCATGCGCCGCGCCGGGCGCGCCGCGGCGAAGAAAGCCAAGGATCTGCGGAGGCTCGGCCTATGACACTCGCACAATTGCTAGAACCGCAAGCCGTGGACGAAATGGGGACAGAACGCCCGGAGACCCTTCTGGCGTCGATTGCGGTAAGCCTGAAGCGGATCGCCGATATGCTCGGAGAAATGGAATTCCGCGACGAGCAACGTTTTTCTGAGGAAAGGCGTTGACTCCCCTAGCAGCGGCTGCTACACATCGTGACACGGAGGAACTAGCGAAATGGCCCAACCCCTGCAGATCTTCGAAACCAGCCAAACGGATAGCTGGGGCCGGACGACGGTGTTCCTGAACGTCATGTCGCCGGAAAAGTGGGACGGTGTGTTCGTGAGCGGGATGAAGAACCGCACGAAGGCGACCTCGCGCAAGGTCAAGGACGGCCGCTGGGTGTGGAGCATCGCGTCCGACAGCCGCACCGCCGATGAGTTTCGCGAGGTCGTCGCGGACGCCATTCTGCGGAGCATGTGAGATGACGAAGCTCATGATCATCCGAGATGGCGGCGTTGTGCTTGCGCCAGCTTAGACAGTGACACGGAGGAACTAGCGAAATGATTTCGAGCTTCACCATCAAACGTACGTTCTACCGCACGAGCGTTTCTCTGACCGTCGATTGCGAGCGCGAAACCGCCGACCTGCTGGCGAAGCACAATCGCATCATCCGCGACATGGGTCAGATTGAGTTCTGGAAAGTCTCGACGCCAGAAAAAGCCGAACGCTTTTTGAGCGAAACCATCGGTGAGCGTGGTTCGCTCATTGAGACCTTGCACGCACGATACGAGCGGCTCTACGCAGCGCACTGAGCCGTTGCGGCGAGCGCCCGTTACGGCCCAACCGTAGCGGCGCGCTCACCCTAGCGACTTGGCTAGACTGTGACACTGAGAGGCAAATGCTATGGCTACGCATTGGAAACCGCATACCGCGCACCCTTGCGAAGATGGTACGGCGCGCACGGTTTATATCCGCGGCGAAATCGCGCCGTTTGTGGGATGGATGGCGACGCCCGATACTTATTTCAGCTGTCCGGCATATGTTCGCGTCAAGGGCCGGCGCGTGCGCGGTTTCGTCGGCCAAAACAGCGAGGATAGCGGCCAGACGTTCCACCCGCTGGCGAGCGAGGTGCACAAGCTAGGATCGTCCGCCGATGTCTGACCACTACAACCACGGCCAGTCTGCGGACTGGCGCCAGCGCGCCGCCATGGCGTCCGCGGACAAGGTCGGCGGCGCGTTCAGCGGCGCGTTCAGCGGCTGGCGTCCGGTTGAGCGCCGGCGGAGCTCATGGTGGCTTGTGCTCGGCGGCGCGCTGGCGGTTATGGCCGCGCTGCGGTTTCTGTGAACGGGAGGAAACCATGTGTGAAGTGAATGTCACTTGCCTTGTCTCAGAGGTCGACCCTTTCGACCTGGCGCATAGCGCCGCCGAGGCGGGAACGCCCAACCAATGGGCCGACGCGCTCGATATAGCAGAAGGGCGCACCCTGCCCGGCTTGGACGTCGACGAGGCAAAGGAATATTTCGCCGGCTTCGGCGCCTGGAATCGCGAGGAAATCGCCACCTGGACCGATCAAGAGGTTGTCGCGCTTGTGCTGCAATTCGCCGCGGGCGATTTGCGCGAGGCGCAATCCCTCTGCCCCGGCGACGGGCTTGGCGACGTCGATTGGGACGCCGCGGAAGCCTTGGCCAGCGAAGGCACGATCGGCGGCCGGGTCTACGCCTCCGGCGACGAGCTTTTCGTCTCGATTACGGAATAGCCGTTTCGGCGCAGCCCTTAGCCTTTGCTAAGGCCGAGGGCTGAACGAAGCGACTAGGCTTCTGACTGTGACAACCGAGAGGGCTTAACGATGTCGGATCATGCGATCGCCAATGCTAAGGCGTGGCTCGAAAGCATCCGGGAAATGGTCGCGGCGCTCGATAGCGAAGACGGCGCGCGCGACGAAGCCGCGCAACGCATCCGCGAATCCGTGCTGTCCGTCGAGGTTCGCGACGGCTGGCGCCGGCCGGATGAGGATCAACGCGCGCCGGCCGAGTTTTCCATCCTGCTCACGACGGGCGGCCCGGCGCTGCGCCTGCGCGGCGACTTGGATGATTGGTGCGAGCCTGAAGCGCCGTTCCGCCTGCAATGGCAGGATTGGGGAACGCCCTGGACGGATTACGAGATGACGCGGGACGACACGCTGGCCTGCGCCGCCTTCGCCCGTTGCTTCTGGTTTGGCGAGGCATAGCCATGACCAACCATCAACAGGCGGCCCGCGCGCACCATGCGCGGCGCCGCGCGGCGCGGCAGACGGCCGCGCTGGAGCATGCCGCCCAGCGGCTCGCCGACGCTGCGGCTAGAGCGCTGTCCTGGCTCGGCGAAAACGACGCCACGGAAGACCTGGCGAGCGAGCTCGCTGCGGCGATCCTCGACGTGCGCCGGGCGCTGAATCACGAGGAACCGAAATGACCAAGGCCAACCCCGATAGCCTGCTGCAGCGCGCCCAGGACATCACTGGCTGGAGCGACCATCAGCTGGCGCAAATCGTCGGTATCGGGCGCTCCACGGTGCAGGCGTACCGCACGGCGCGCCTGCCCGAATATCTCGACGGCAAGCAGGTCGCGGCGCTGCGCACGGCGCTGGAACTCTACCGCGACCAGATCGCCCAGGACGTCGCCGAATGGAGCATGTTCGCCTAACCCGAAACGGGTACGTGCGGCATAGCGCCACGGTTAAGGTTGTCTTGACGAACGACGTTAGGTCCTTCTAACGTGTTAAGCATATTCGGGGGCTATCAATGCGACTCTTCATCCGTCGGCATGGGCTGTTCCTGGCCCTCGCCCTGAACGCTGCGCTGTGGTTTGGCGTCATCGAGGCCGTGCGCCGGGCGGTGCATTGATGGGCCGGCCGGTGACTGTCTGGCATCCGTTCCGCGTCGCCGAGCTGCGCAGCCTGGCCGCCCAGCGGCTGAGCTTCGCCCAGGCGGCCAAGGTGCTGCACCTCAGCCGCGCGGCCGTGCAAGGCGCGGCGCGGCGGCACAAGATCGTCTGGAAGCCCGCATGATCGTGCTCGCCTGTGATCCTGGCGTCGACGGGGCCTTTGCGCTGTGGAACGGCGCGGCGCTGTCCGCGCGGGCCATGCCGACCTATCTGAAGCCGGCCGGCGCGCGGCAGACCGAGCGGCGGTTCATCGACCGCGCCGCCGTCGTCGCCCTGCTGGCGGAATGGCGGCTGCATGGCGCGGAGCTGCTGGCGATCGAGAAGATCGGCGGCTTTGAAGGCCAGAGCGTGCATGGCGCTTTCATGTTCGGCCATGGCGCCGGCGGCGTCACCTATGCCGCCGAGGCGCTGGGCTACCGCATCGAGGAGATCCCGCCGGCGACGTGGAAGACGGCGCTCAAGGTGCCGGCCGACAAAAAGCTGGCCTGTGCGCGGGCGACGGCGCTGTTGCCGGCCTGGGCCGACCTGTGGGCGGAAGTCCGCGGCAACGGCTCGCTGGCGGCGCGTAGCGGCAAGGCCGAGGCGGCGCTGATCGCGCTCTACGCCCGCCAGACGCTGGGGCCGCTGCATGGCTGACGGTTCCGCCCATTTCGACGCCCGCGCCCGGCTGGCCCTGGCGCTGGCCGACATCTTCGCCGAGCGCAGCAAGTTCGCCGACGTGGTGAATGCGATCTGCGCCGCCCAGCGCGACCTGGCCGCGCGGCATCGCCGGCTTGTGGAAGCCCAGGGTTGGATTGTTGGAAAAGAGGACGAACGGACATGATGGACCACCAGACCGAAATGTTGCGCGACCGGCTGCGCCGCGCCGCCGGAACCCTGCCCGATGCGGCGCATGTGACGCTGTCCGTGCGCGACGTGCTGGCCTGTCTCGCCCTGATCGAAGCCTCGGAAGAGCTCGACGAAATCGAAGACATGCGCGGCGAGATGGAGGAGCTGCGCGAACAGGTCCGCAGCCTCACCGAGGAACTGGCGCAGATTGATCTGGAGCGCGACGCGGCGTGAGCGTCTATCAGCTGTTCAGCTATCAGCAGGACGGCGCGGAGTTCCTGGCGCGCAAGCATCGCGCCGGGCTGTTCGACGAAATGGGCGTCGGCAAGTCCGCCCAGGCCATCGCCGCGCTCGACCTGATCAACGCTAAGCGGGCGATCATCGTCTGCCCGGCCGCCGTGCGCGCCGTGTGGGTCGGCGAGTTCCGCAAGTTCGCCCGCGTGCCGCGGCGGATCTGCAAGGCGAAGGACATTCAGGACGTCAACCTGTGGCTTCGCGGGCGCTGTGACGTGCTGATCCTGTCCTATGAGCAGGCCGCCAACTGGTCGAAGCACCTCGAGGGCGACCTGTTCGAAGCCCTGGTGTTCGACGAGGCCCACTACCTGAAGAACAAGCAGGCGACGCGGACCATCCGCATGCTCGGCCCCGAGTGCGACGGCAAGCACGGGCTGGCGCGCTGGGCCGCGCGGGTCTGGTTCCTGACCGGCACGCCCAATCCGAATGACGCCGCCGACATCTGGGCGATGATGCGCTTCTGCAACGCCACCCACCTGTCGCAGCGGATCTTCCGCGACCGCTATTACACGTCGCGCGTCGGGCTGCATTCCGCCAGCCACACGCCGCGCGAAGCCATGGTGCCTGAGCTGCGCCAGGCGATCCGCTCGTTCTCCCTGCGCCGCACCAAGGAACAGGCCGGCCTGCAGCTGCCGCCGATCTGGCTGACCACGGTCACCGTCGACGGCGACACCCACGAAGTCGTCGAGCTGCTGCGCCAGTACCCGGATCTGGAGGTGGCGATTCTGGAGGCGATCGACAAGGGCGGGCTGTCGTTCATCGACGCCCAGCACGTCGCCACCCTGCGCCGGCTGGTGGGCGAGGCCAAGGCCCCGCATTACGCCGCGATGCTGGCCGAGGAGCTGAGCGAGACCCGCGACAAGCGGGTGGTGTTCGGTGTCCACGTCGGCGCGCTGCGTCGCGTGCGCGAGACCCTGGGGCAGGCCGGCCTGGATTGCGTCGCCATCACTGGCGAGACCAGCGAGCGCGAGCGCATCGAGGCGGTGCGGCGGTTTCAGGAAGACCCGGCCTGCCGGGTGTTCATTGGCAACATCAAGGCTGCCGGAACCGGCTTGACCCTGACCGCCGCGGCCGAGCTCGACATGCTGGAAAGCAGCTGGGCCCCGGCCGACAACGCCCAGGCGATCATGCGCTGCCATCGCGTCGGCCAGACCCGCAACGTCCATGCGCGGTTCATCACCCTGGCGAACAGCATCGACCAGGTGGTCAGCGAAACCGTGGCGCGGAAGACCGCCAACATCGCCAAGACCGGGCTCGGCTCGGCGCTGATCGGCGCTTGACAGCCGCGCCGGAACCCTTTTAACTCTGTAAAAGTTTTACACAGGCCGAACCGAGGGAGAACCCATGGCCCGCATTCACTTCAGCTTCCACATCGACACCGCCGACACGGAGGAGGCCGCCGACATCGTGCGCCGCCTGCAAGGGCTGAAGGTCGACGCGGATCCGATGCTCAACCACGCCAGCAACTACACGCTCAACGCGCCGGGCGCCGGCGCTGCCATCCAGACTCCCGAGCCGGAAGTCGAGGCCGACCCTTTGCCGCAGGAGCCGGCGAAGAAGCGCGGCCGGCCGCCGAAGCAGACGGTGCAGGAAGCCGCGGCCCAGCTGGCGGCCGAGAACCCGGCGACGGAGACGTCGTCATCTGGCTCCCCGGCCGAGACGGACGCTGGCGACCTGTCGGCGCTGGAGGCTGAACTGGACGGCGGCGCGGTCGAGCTGACCCTGGCCGACGTCGAGACCAAGGGCCGCGAGCACGTCAAGGCCAAGGGCGCGCCGGCGACCATGGAGATCATCAAGACCCACGCCGCCGGCGCGACCAGCTTCAAGCAGGTCAAGCCCGAGCACTTCGCCGCGGTGCATGCGGCGCTGGTCGCCGACCTGGCCGCCTGATCCTAAGCGCCGCGGCTTCGGCCGCGGCGTCCACCCTTTGAGGCTGTGACGCTCATGTCCGACACCCGGCAACACAAGCGCTTCGGCGGCAGCAAGTGCGACCGCTACATGAACTGCCCGGGCAGCATCGCGCTCGGCGAAACGGTCCCCGAGCGCCCGGCGAGCAAGTACGCCGTCGAAGGCACGGTCGCCCACGACCTGGCCGAACAATGCCTGCGCAGCAAGACCCACCCGGCCGCCTTCCTCGGCAAGGAATTCCAGGGGGTGACGGTTACGCTCGACATGACCGACGCGATCGTCACCTACCTGAACGAGATCGAAACCGAGATGGCGCGCTCGGCGGGCCTCTGCACGGTCTTCATCGAGCAGGCGTTCGAAATCCCGCTGGACAGCGCCGAGCCCGGCGAAGTCGGGTCGATCAACGACTGCGTCATCTATCACCCCAGCCTGAAGCGGCTGCGGGTCTTCGAATACAAGCACGGCGCCGGCGTGTTCGTCGACGTCGAGGACAACAAGCAGCTGAAGTTCGCCGCCCTGGGTGCGGTGCTGAAGAACCCGCAATGGCAGGTCGAGGAAATCATCTGCACGGTGGTGCAGCCGCGCGCCCGCGACAGCGACCAGCCGGTGCGCGACTGGAACTTCGACGTGCTGGAGCTGCTGGAGTTCCGCGCCGAGCTCGACGCCGCCGTGGGCCGGGCCAAGGCTTTCGCCGCGGCCGCCCAGGTCAAAGGCTTTGACCTGATCAGCAGTGAAGGCGAGCCGTTTAATCCCGGCAGCTGGTGCCGCTGGTGCCCGGCCGCCGACGCCGGCGTTTGCCCGGCGCGCGATCGTCAGGCGCTGCAGGCCGCCACCCTGGACTTCGCCAGCGTGGTCGAGGTGACGGCGGACGCCCTGCCGAAGCCGTCGGAACTGGACGTCGAGCGGCTGGCGGCGGTGGTGCAGGGGCTGTCCGTGCTGACCGCCTGGGCCAACCAGTGCCAGGAATATCTGGAAGCCATGCTGCTGGCCGGCCACGAGGTGCCGGGCTGGAAGGTGGTCGACAAGCTCGGCCGGGCGAAGTGGGTCGAGGATCCGGCCCGGGTCAGCGAATACGCCGAGCTGATGCACGGCGTCGATCTGACCCGCCAGACCCTGGTGACCATCACCGAGGCCGAGAAGATCCTGAAGGCCGCCGGCGCGGCCAAGGACGACATCGACGCCTTCAAGCTGCAGTTCACCGTCAAGGAATCGAGCGGGCGCACCATCGCCCCGCTCAGCGACCGTCGACCGGCGATCGACGTGCGCGCGTCCGACTTCGGGTCGGTCAAAGCCATCGCCGCGGAATAGAGGACTGAGGGATCTGATGAAAAATTCGCGTCACACGCAAGAGACCATCGCCCGCTGGTGGGCCGAGAACCCCATGCACGTCTCGGCCAAGTCGGGGAACCTGATCACCGGCCCGGTGCGGCTGGCGTTCTGCAACGTCCTGCAGCGGCCGAAGGCCGGCGCGGACGGCAAGGAGAAGGCTTACGGCAGCGTCCTGCTGTTCCCCTTCCCGGTCACCGAGGAAGCAGCCCTGAAGCCGGCGCGCGACGCGGTGCTGGCGCTCTACAAGGAGAACATGCCGGCGGCGCTGACCAACCCGGCGATCCGCGAGAAACTGCACAAGCCGTTCAAGGACCAGGGCTCGTTCACCAGCCTGGAGAGCGGCGAATGCTATGCCGGCTTCACGCCCGGCCTGCTGGCGATCAGCGCCAATTCCAGCCAGTCGCAGCCGGCGGTGGTCGACCAGAACGGCGCGCCGATCACCGAGAAGACCCGGGTCTATTCCGGCTGCTGGGCGATCGTCGCCCTGCGCCCGGCCTGGTTCAAGGTCGACGGCAATCAGGGGCCGACCTTCTACCTGCAGTCGGTCATGGTCGTGGCCGACGACGAAAGCCTGGGCGGCGCCGGCGCGGCCAACCCCAGCGCCGACTTCGCCGCGGTGAAGGTCGACGCCAGCATCGCGCCGGCCGACCTGTTCGCGTGACGCCATGGGTCCTGTGCTGCACCTTGATTTCGAGACGCGGAGCGCCGCCGACCTGCGCAAGGTCGGCTCGCACCGCTACGCACAGGACCCGACCACGTCGATCATCCTCGCCAGCTATCGGTTCGACGACGGGCCGCTGCGGCGCTGGATCGGCGAGGAGCCGCCGGCCGAAGTGTTCGAACACGTCGCCGGCGGCGGCCGCGTCTGCGGTCACAACCAGCAATTCGAGCGCGCCATCTGGAACGCGCGCATCGCCGGCATCGGACACAACAGCCGCATGGTCCCCGAGCAGCAGAACTGCACCATGGCGCGCGCCGCGGCGATGGGCCTGGCGCACAGCCTGGACAACCTAGGCAAGTGCATCGCCCTGCCCGAGACCAAGGACAAAGAGGGCCACGCCCTCATGCTGAAGATGTGCAAGCCGCGGAGCAGGGAGCCGCTGACCTGGCATGAAACCCCGGAAGACCTCGATCGGCTGGCGCGGTACTGCGATCAGGACGTCGCCACCGAGTGCGCCGCCGACCAGCATCTGCCGCCGCTCTCCGAGCGCGAGCGCCGGATCTGGGTCTTGGATCAGACCATTAACGACCGAGGATTTGCTGTCGATCTACCGCGCGTGCGGCTGGCTTACGAGGCGGTCCTAGAGGCCCAGCGCCGCGCCGACCATGAGATGTTCCGCCTGACCGGCGGGGCGGTCGCCAAGACCAGCCAGGTCAAGCGGCTGATCGACTGGCTGAACAGCCGCGGCGTCGCCTGCGAGAGCGTCGCCGACGGCGAAATCGACGAGATCATCGTCACGGCCCAGGTGTTCGACGATGCTGAAGCAGAGGCTGCGGTGCAGTTGCGCCGGGCTTCCGCCGGCGCCTTCAAGTTCGAAGCCATGCTGCGCGCGGTGTGCGGCGACGGGCGGGTGCGCGGGTGCCTGCAGTACCACGGAACCCATGGCGGGCGCTGGGCCGGCCGGGTGGTGCAGCCGCAGAACTTCAAGCGCGTCATGGAAGAGGACGCCGGTCGCGTTGAGACCGCCCTTGGGCTCATGGCTGCGGGACCCGAGGCGCGGCAGTTTCTCGACGCCCTGAGTCTGTTCGACGACAAGCCGCTGGAAGTGCTGTCGCTGCTGGCGCGGCCGATGATCGTCGCCAAGCCCGGCCACAAGCTGGTCGACGCCGACTTCTCCAACATCGAGGGGCGGCTGAACGCCTGGTTCGCTGGCGAGGCCTGGAAGCTGCGCGCCTTCGAAGCCTATGACCGCGGCGAGGGGCCCGACCTCTACAAGGTCACCGCCGCCAAGATCCTCGGCAAGACCGTCGATCAGGTCAGCAAATCCGAGCGCCAGGTGCAGGGCAAGGTGCCCGAGCTCGCCTGCGGCTACCAGGGCGGCGTCGGCGCCTTCCAGAAGATGGCGGCGAAGTCGAACCTGTCGATCACCGACGCCCAGGCGCGCCGCGTGGTCGGCGACTGGCGCGAGACCAACCCGCGGATCGCCGAATCCTGGGGCGAGCTGCAGCAGGCGGCGATCGACGCGGTGCGCGCCCCGGGCTGCAAAGTGCCGGTCCTGGCCGGCAAAGTGCAGTACCTGAAGCCGCCGGGCCTCGACTTCCTGTTCTGCCGCCTGCCGTCGGGCCGGGTGATCTCCTACGCCAAGCCGCAGGTCGGCTACCGCAAGAAGATCGTCACCATCGACGACGAGGAAGTCGAACTGGAGAGCTACGGCGTCACCTTCTGGGGCCAGAAGAACGGCAAGTGGCTGAAGCTCGACCTCTACGGCGGCATGCAATGCGCGCACATCGTCTCGGGCACGGCGCGCGACCTGCTGGTCGAGGCGATGTTCGCCGTAGAGCGCCACGGCTATCCGATCATCCTGACCGTGCATGACGAGATCCTGGCCGAAGTGCCGGAAGGCTTCGGCAGCGCGGCCGAATTTCAAGACATCATCGTGGCATCCAAGCCGGGCTGGGCTGAAGGCCTGCCGCTGGTCAGCGCGGCGTGGGAAGACGCAAGGTACGTGAAGTGAGATGCGCCATGCAGCCCCTCAAACTCCCGCGGCGGCAGCAGCAGCTGTACGACCGGCTGCTGGGCCGCGGCGACGTGGCGATCAGCGACCTGTTCTTCGCCATCGCCACCCTGCACGCCCAGGGCCGGCCCGACGCCTTCGACCAGCGCTTCCAGCAGATGTGGCTGGGGCCCTACATCACCGCCCTGAACCGCAACCTCTCCGACCACCGCATGCGCGTCGAGCCGGGGGCCTTGAAGGGGACCTATCGACTTACCCGCATTGCGGCGTAGCTTGGTCGGTTCGGGGGCTCGGGGACATGCAGGAAGCGTTGAAGGCGGCGGCGTTGCGGCTGGCCGCCATGGGGATGCGGGTGTTCCCGCTGAAGCCCGGCGAGAAGACGCCGGCGATCGACAGCTGGCAGAAGTGGGCGAGCGCCGATCCGGCTTTCGTCGAGCGGGTGTGGAGCAAGGGCGCGTTCAACATCGGCGTCGCCATGGGCGGCGGCTGGGTCGGCCTGGACATCGACCGCAAGCACGGCAAGGACGGGCTTGTCGCGCTCGCCGCCTTGGGTGTAGAGCCCGCCGGCTTTGTGGTCGGCACGCCATCGGGAGGGCGTCATGTCTACTATCGCGGCCCTGATCTGGGGAACAGCGCTGGCCGGCTGGGCGACGGGCTGGATCTCCGCGGTGTTGGTGGCTACCTGGTTGGCCCCGGATCCGTCGTCGAAGGCGGCGCGTATGAGGTTCTGGCGGAAGGTGAAATCGCAGACTGCCCGGCCGCCATCGTGCAGCGCTCCATCGCCCCGCGCGAGCGCGGCGCAGACCAGGCGCCGGTCGTCGACGCCGACGACCCCGCCGCCGTCGCGCGAGCTGTCGACTACCTGCGGGACGTCGCAGAACCTGCTGTAGAGGGCCAGGCCGGCGACCTGACCGCCTACAAGGTCGCCAACCGGGTGATGGACTTCGGCGTCAGCGCCGAAACCGCGCTCGCCCTGATGGCCGCGCACTGGAACCCGCGCTGCAGCCCGCCGTGGGACGCCGAAGACCTGGCGACCAAGGTGCGCAACGCGCGCGAGTACCGGCTGGACCCGGTCGGCGTGGCGCATCCCGCCGCCGACTTCGACGGCGTCAAGGTTGTCACCCCGTCGACACCGGCCGTCGAGCCGTCGCGCTGGTATCGCCACGGCGATGCCTTCGACGCCGACATTCCGTGGCTGTTCCACAAGATCCTGCCGCAGACCGGGACCGGGGTGCTGGTGGCGACGCCGGGCGCCGGCAAGACCTTCCTGGCCCTGGAAATGGCCCGTTGTGGGGCGACTTCGAAGCCTTTCATGGGCGTGGCCCCCGACGATCCGTTCGGGACGCTGTTCGTCTTCGGCGGCTCGGAAGGCTCGGGCTTTCAGGCCCGGATGGCGGCGCTGCAGGAGCCCGAGGCCCTGCCGATCAGCGCCACGGTGTGCGGCGACTTGTCGCAGAAGGCCCATGTCGACCAGCTGATCGCCGACCTGATCGCCGAGTGCGAGTGGGTACAGGCGGCGCACGGCGTGCCGGTTCGACTGATCGTCGTCGAGACCTTGGCGGCGAGCGGCCTGCTGCCCGACGAGAACGACGCCGGCGCGGCGTCCAACGCCATGCGCAACCTGGCGCACCTGGGCCGCCGGCTGGGGGCCTTCGTGCTGACCAGCCACCACCCGGCGAAGGACGGCAAGGGGCCGCGCGGCTCCTCGGCGATCCCCGGCGCGGCCGACTACGTGGTCGAGATCGACGTGCACAACAAGGTGCGCGAGGTGCGGTTGACCAAGGGCCGCAACACCGCCGCCGGCCACGCCCTGGGCTCGTTCACGCTGCTGGAAGTGGAGGTGGGCCGCGACCGGCGCAACCGCCCGGTGGTGTCGATGCAGGTCAGCCAGGGCGAGAAGCTGACCAAGCAGGTCAAGGCGCACGCCCAGACCGAGAACCTGATCACCGCCTATGAGTGGGCGCTGGTCGAGAAGGGCGAACTCGTCGAGGGCCGCCAGGCGGTGGAATACCACACGCTGCTGAATGGCTTCGGCGAGAAGGCCGGCGGCTCCTACGAGCGCAACCCCGGCAACCGCCGCAACGCCTTCAAGGGCGCCATGGATTACCTGATCGAGATGGGCCGGTTCGAAGAAATCAGCTTCGCTGGCCAAGTCTACTACCACATGAAGGAGGCCATTCGTGGGGAATGACGTGATCGCCCGGTTCAGGGCCGGGGACGACATACCGGAGTGGCTGCTGGTGCGCGAGCCGCTGCAGAAGGGCGCGCCGAAGGGCGTGTTCCGCTTCGCCGCCGACACCTATGTCATCGACCTGCCGCAGCACTTCCTGTGGGTGCTGGAGCAGGAGGCCCCGCGATTCATCGACGACGCGGGCATGCAGGCGCACCGGGTCTACGCCGCCAGCAAGCCGGTGGCGCTGGTGCATAAGATGTCGGGCATTATGCCGCTCGGCCAGGAGGCCTGGGTTCTGGCCGGCGCCGTTGCACCGCAGGTTCCGGTCGCCGACCCGCATCGCGGGTTCTGGGCGCGGCTGCGCGCTTTGCTCCTGCTGACGGGCCTGGCGCTGGCCGGCTGCGACCGCATCACGCCGATGCACCTCCTGCACAACTGCCAGGACCGAGCCGGCGGCATCTACCGAGACGAACGGGGTGATCGCTGGTGGGCGCTCTACGCCACGGACGGGGGGCCTCACCGATCGCCGCCGACGTGCCGAACGCCGAGGTCTGCAAGTGACCAGTTTGCACCCCGTTGGGCTCTTCCCAACCCTCAGAGAGGACGAAATGAAGCGAGAGCGTCCTTCTGAGGAAGCCACGCTGGCGGCGTGGGGCGATCTTCTAGATGCGATCTGCCGCGTCGAGACCGCCTTACCGCACCAGATGTCCGCCGCCATCACTCGCCTGACCCGCGAGCGGAAGCGGTTCGACGACCTCCTGATGGGCCGCACCGCGCTGGAGCACCGGACGTGAAAGTGCTCGACCTCTACGCCGGGATTGGCGGCTTCGCCTTGGGCCTCGAGCGCGCCGGCTTCGAGACCGTCGCCTTCTGCGAGGCCCACCCCCACGCCCGCGCCCTGCTGCGCAAGAACTGGCCGGAGACCCCGATCTATGAGGACGTCCGCTCGCTTACGGCAGATCGACTGCGAGCAGATGGAATTGCCGTGGACGTCATCACCGGCGGCTTCCCCTGCCAACCATTCTCCACCGCCTCCCGCGGCCGACGCGTCGCCGTCGACCTGTGGGGTGAGATGCGGCGGCTCGTCGGTGAGCTGCGCCCCCGCTTCGTGCTCGCTGAAAACGTCCCTGGACTTGGCCTTGATGGCGTGGACCGGGTCTGCGGCGACCTTGAAGCCGCTGGCTACACCGTCTGGCCGTACCGTCTGGACACTGCGCCGCCAGGCCGGCAGCGCGGGCGAGAGCGCTTCATCTTCGTGGCCCACGCCAACCGAGACCGCGAACCACGACGCACCGTCGATGCGGAAGTGGCCCGCCTATGCGGCCTATCAGTCGGCGGTCTCGAGGACGTTCCCGCCCCTGTGGGAGTGGATGATGGGCTTCCCGGCCGGATGGACCGCCTTAACCGGCTGGGGAACGCTCTCCCGCCGCAAGTCCCCCAAGTGATCGGCCGCGTGCTCGCGGCCAGTTGCTAGTCGTTGGGTTCCGCATACCTTTGGAGAACGAGATGAACGACGAGCAGATCAAGCACATGGTTGGCCGCTTCCTGGCCTGGACGCTGCCGGCGAATTTCAACAGGGAAGAGGTGGAACCCTGCACTTATCCGGTGGGCGATTGCGTGTGCTCAGCCCCGGTCGAAGCTCTGACCAAGGAGCGGGACGAGTGGAAGTCGATCGCTGATCTGCATCAGGCCACGATCGTGGAGATAGGTGCGGAACGTGACGCCGCCGAAGCCCAGGTCACCGCGCTCAGGAGGGCGCTGGAGGGCACGCTGAAGCTGCTGGCGGATTTCAAGGTGAGCGGCCCCGCCGTCAAGGAAGCCGAAGCCGCCCTCGCCGGTTTGGGTCCGGAGAGTTCCCAGCAACCGCCGCAGGAGCTTTCGCCCGGCGAGCGCCACGAGCTGGAGTGCCTGCGCTACCGGGTCCAGCAGCTCGCCTATCCGTGCTCCCCGCACTGCGACGGCTATCTGCGGGAGCAGGCGCTGACGAACACGGCGTGGAAGGCAGTTCGCCTCTACACGCGCACCACGGACAGCGGGGCTGGCGCACATGTCATCGTGGAGGCCGAACGCCAGGACGGAACGACCGTCGAAGTGATCCGCAGCTTCGCTGACATCACCGACACGATCATCGACCATTGGGCGCGGCTTCCTGCGGCCGGCGAGCCCCGTGTCGCGGACGTCGCGATCCAGGGGGCGGCGGAGGCTCGTTCCGCCCCGGCCCGCGAACTCTACGAGCAAGTCGACGTGCTGCCGCGAGCCGCCGCCCCTGCGGACGTTGGCTCTGCCCAACCGAAATCCTGAGGACGGTATGCGCCTTCGCCACTTGGACACGTTCAGCGGTATCGGGACCATCAGCCTCGGCTTTGAGGCGACGGGCGCGATCGAGACCGTTGCCTTCTGCGAGGCCGATCCTGCCGCGCGCCGGGTGCTCGCGAAGCACTGGCCGCACGTCCCCTGCTTCCACGACGTGGCGGAACTGCGCGGGGAAGATGTCGGCGCCGTGGACATCCTCTCCGGCGGCTTCCCCTGCCAGGACATCAGCCAGGCCGGGGGCCGCAAGGGTCTTGCCGGCAAGCGATCCGGGCTCGTCCGTCACCAACTCCGACTGATCGAGGAACTCAAACCCACCTATGCCGTCTTCGAAAACGTCACCGCCCTGCGTCGTCGAGGCCTGGGAGAAATCCTCCGCGCACTTGTGGCGCTCCGGTACGATGCGGAGTGGCATTGCGTACCCGGTGCAGCCGTTGGCTCGCCTGACATACGGGACCGGCTATGGCTCATCGCCTACCCACAGCGTCCCGACACCCACGGCCTCGGATCATATCCAGCGCCGGTCGACCTCTTCGGAGGCCCTGAACTACTCGACGAACAAGAGCGTCTCGCTGGATCGCTGGTGTCGGCGCTTTCCCGATCCCTCGCTCGGGTGGGACCAGCCGGGGGTCGACAGTGGCGTGCCGAACCCGGAGTTCGTCGAGTGGCTGCACGATCTCCCGACGTCGTTCACCGCCTGCGACTTCTCGGAAATTGCACCAAGCACCGCATCGCCGAAGCGATCGGGCACGCGATCCTAGAGCGCGAGGCGCAGTTGAGCGCCGGCCTGCGGCTGGCCGCAGAGTAGGTATTCGTTGGGTGAACACCAAGTCGAGGAAATGAGATGAGCGAGAGCTACGACGATCTCGATTACGACCAAGACGAGTTCGAGGAGGACGAGGACATGTTCTCCTTCGGCGAGGACGACTGCGGCCGATGGATGAACGGCAAGCTGACGCACTCCTGCCGGCTGGCCGGGACCGAGGACTGCGACTTCGAATGCCCGCTGCGGGGATCGCTCTGATGCGACAATATCCTAGCGTCCACACCTTTGAGAGCCTGAGCCAGATTTCGCGCCACTGCTCATCCAGCCGCGACGGAAAGACTTGGTATCCGGCGCGCCCGATGGGCTTCTGCAGCATCGGCAACCGCCTGCGCTGTGCCTGGATGGTCTTCACCGGAAAGGCCGACGCCTTCGTATGGCCTGACGGGCAATAGTTGAGCGGAGGCACGATCCTTATGGCCCGAGACCCCGAGTTCTTCCGAGGGCTGTCGCCGCTGGCGATGCTCTCGGTCCTGATCGCCGACGAAGCCGCCGACCGGCACACGAAGGCCCGCGCCATCGGTGCTCGCTGCGTGCGCTGCGCCGACACCGGCATGGAGGGCGGTCGCTTCTGTGGCTGTGAGGCGGGCGGCAAGCTCGGCCTTCAGTCAAGTGGCGCACGTTGAGTTTGAAGGACGAGCGAGGAGACGATGCGTCGTTACACCCCTCTACCGGTCGTCGGCTTTGCGCTCGAAAACGCGGAGCTGTACCGGCTGCAGAAGAAGCGATGCTTCCTGTGCGGCTTCAAGATGAAGCGCGGGTTGACGCGCGAGCACGTGTGGATCGCCTACGTCGAGGACGGCACGCCCCGTGAGATCATCATACCCTGGCCGCACGCCGAGGCTGTCGCCAACGCGATCTTTGATCTCGCGCCTCGTGCGAAGCCGAAAGCCCTCGCCCAGGAGAGCGTGGGATGATCTGGCCGCCACCTAAGGCCGCGCCGCTGCGCTACTTCCTGCGAGATGGAAGCGAGGCCGGATGTGATCTCGCTCGCAAACTCGACGCCATCTACGCCAAGCCGCAGAGCCAGTGGACGGCTGAAGAATGCACGGTGATCGCGAGCCTCCAGCGCCTAGCCCCGGAGAGCGGTGAATGAGTCCGAAGAAGCTGACGAAGGCGCAACGCCGCGTCTTAGCACTCCGCGCTAGGCGAACAGGTCGTCTTCGCTGACGTCGGGCTCACCTTCCGCGGCGTCGAGCTCGGCCAGCAGGCCGTCGACACCGTCGTCGTCCATGCCGCGCAGGTCGCCGGCGCGGACGCGGGCGGTGGCGGTCAGGATCGAGCCGGTCATGCTGGCCTGGATCGACAGCAGCTTGCCGAACTGCTTGTGCTCGGGATCCAGGCGCAATTCGAGGATTTCCAGCGCCTTGTCCATGGCGAGCTTCTGCGCCCGCGTGAACTGGTCGGCGGTCAGAAGGTCAGGTTGGAAGCGTAGCCCTTCGCCTGAATCGTCGGCAGCTGATCCTTCAGCCGCTCGCCGATGTCGGGCCGCCAGAACGGGCTGGCCGGCGCGCGGATCTTGTCGAGCACCCGATAGGCCCGGCCGCGCGCCTGGCGGATGGTCTCGCCCGTTCCCGTCGCCACCAGCACGTAGTCGCCCGCCGTCAGCAGGCACGGCAGGTTGACCACCGTGTCGTCCACGTCCGTCGGCACGCTCGCGCCGTGCATCATCTGGCAGGGATGCAGATGCCGCCGCACCGCCGGCTTCAGCGCCCCGTACACCGGCGCCCCGGTCACCTTGTCGATCGGCGTCTTGCCGTAGGGGAACTCCGGCAGCGCCATCACCACCCCCGTCGCCACGCGCTCTAGCTGCCAGGGCTTCGAATTTCGCCCGCCGGCCAGGTCTGCCAACCATTCCGCGCTGTCTCCCGTCAGCAAGGCCTGCTGGATATTGAAGGTCGGCCAGCCGAACCGCATGGTGAATTCCAGCGGCCAGGGCTCGCCCTTGTCGTCGATGATGCAGTTGACGTCGACATAGCCGACATACTTGAGCCGGGCCAGCCGGCTCTCCAGCGGCTTCAGCACCTTGTCGGCCAGCCGCGAGCGGGCGGTGAAGCGCAGCACCGTGCCCATCTCGCCGCAGTTGGGCCCCATGGGGCCGGCCATCAGCTGCTTCTCTTCCCAATTCTCGCACCAGCCACGCTGGAAGCCGGCCGGGCCGAAGAAGGCCCCCACCGCCATCTCCGTGCCGGCGATCTTCTCCTGCAGGATGAACGGCCCCTTGTGGCGCCGTTGCTTTTTCCACTTCTCCAGCATCCACACCAGATCGGCCGGCGACTTCGCAACATAGGATAGCGACTTGTCGGGCTCGTCGTAGGACGGCTTGCAGGCGTAGGCCTGACCGGAGGACTTCACATGGCTGATCGCGGCGTCGTAATTCGAGAACTCACGATAAGGTGGGACGGCGATCCCGGCGCGTTTGAAAATTGCCTGGCCCAGATTGCGGTCCAGTTCCCAATCCGCCGCATCCTGCGTAGCGCCAACGACCAGTTTGCCTGGATCTCGTTTGCGCAGGGCGTCGAGCTCGCGGAGGTATTTCGTATTGTCGGCGCAGACGATCAGGTCGGCCCAGCCGACATGATCGCGCCAGTCGGCGACGATCCGGTTCGCTAGGCCCTTGCCGACATTGGCGTTGCGCTCGTCCTTCTTGAAGAACCAGCGCACGTCGTGGCCGTCGTCCTGCCAGCGCAGGACGATGTCGAGCATGCCGTCGGTGCCGTAGTGGTCCAGCGCCAGGATCTTCATCGACTCACTCCGCGGCGTTGCGGCCGGCTTCGGTCAGGCCGACCTGGGCGGCGCGGCTGGCGCGGCGCACCCGGCGGTCGTCGAGCGGCTTAGCGCGGCGCAGGCCCTGGCTGGCCGGGGCCTTGCCGAGGTTGGCGACACCGCGCGCCTCCTTTTCCGACAGGCCGCGGCTGGCGCGGTCGACGCCGGCGATCACCGCATGCTTGGCCGCGCTGGTCGGCTTGGCGACGAACGGTCCGACGTTGCCGTGCTCGGCCTGCGGCGCACCGCCGGCGGCCCGGTGGGCGTTCTCCAGCTGCTCCAGCCGGTACTTGGCGGCGCGGCTGATGCGGTTGGCCTCTTCGTCGCCGAACATGGTGGCGAGGATTTTCCGCGTCGCCTTGTTGCTCTGCAGGTTGCGCAGGGTCGCTGTCGAGCGGCCGGCCAGTTCGTTCTCGACCGCCTGGCGGAAGCCCAGCCGCGCGGTCTGCTGTGCGCCCTTGTTCATCGCCGCGAAGGCCTTGGCGGTGACGCCGGCGTCCTTGGTCTTCAGCGCGTCGGCGCCAAACTCGAAACCGCGGATCATGTCGCTGTAGATGCGGTAGGTGCGCCGCGCATCCTTCAGTTCCGGCACGGCGTCGAGCACCGCGCCCAGCGCCTTGGCGCGGTCGCCCAGGCCGGTCGCGGCGCGGTTGCGGCCCGGCACGCCCGGCCCCGGGCTGCGCAGCTTGCCGGCCGCTTCCTGCAGCGCCGACTGGATGGTGTCGATGGTCCCGGCCTGCACCATCTGCGGGTGCTGCTTCAGGTGGGCGGCCAGGGTCTTGGCGTCCATGCCCGAGAGGCTGAGCAGGTTGTCGATGTCGCGGGCCTGGTCGTACTTCTTGCCCAGCACCGCGTCCTGACGCGCCGCGCGCAGGTAGCGGCGCACTTCGGGATCGCTGATCTCGGGCAGAATCTTCGCCACGTCGACCGGGGTCTTGTACTGCGTCGGATAGCGCTTGTCGGCCACCGCCTTGCGCCGCGCGGTCAGGTCCTTGACGATCTCATCGGCCGGCCGGCCGTCGTTGACCAGCTTGTGGACCTGCTGGGTGGCCTCCGCGCCGACGTTCTCCTCGATTTTCTCGGCGTTCTGCCGCAGCACATGCTGCGCGCGGCCCGGCACGCCGCCGGCGCGGCGGATCAGCTGCTGGGTGTGCTTGCCGCCGATGTCCATCAGCGACGGCTCGACGCCGTTGCGTCGCCATTGCGCGATCAGCTTGTCCGCCTTGGGGCCGATCACGCCATCCTTCTTCAGCGCCGTGTACAGCTTGGCTTCGGCGGCCTTCACCGCCGAGCCGAACTTGTTGTTCGACAGGGTGTCGACCGAGCGGGCGCCCCAGCGGATCGCGTCGGCCACGCTCTCCACCACCGGGCCCAGGGCGGCCCCGGCCGCGCCGCCGACCGCCGCGCCCTTGCTGATGTCGCCGGGCTTCTTCGCCGAGGACGCGCCGGCAACGGTTCCGGCGGCGAGGCCGCCGCGCGCCGCGCGCAACGCGCGCTCGCCATAGCCCAGGCCCTTCTCCACCGCCCCGGCCGCGCCGGCGCCCATGCCGGTCAGGCCGCCGGCGACGCCGCCGATGGTCGCCCCCGGGCCGGCGTTGTGCTGCCGCTCCTCTTCCTGCGCCTGCCGCGCGGCGGCATAGGCGTCGAGCGGGCCGTCGCGGAAGTGGCGCGCGGCGAAGGTCGCCGCCTCGCCGGCGTCCCAGGCCCCCAGGCTGGCTTCGGACAGGAACCGGCGCTCGGGCTCGGCCTGGATCGGCGCGCGCACGCCGCCCTTGATCTGCGGCTGGCGGGCGTCCGATAGCAGACGCTCCTTGCGGTCCTTCGGCGCACGCAGGTTCGCCACGGTCGGATCCAGCTTGGTCGGCAGGCGACCAGTCCCGCGGTCGGCCGGCCCCTGGCTAGGCCTGGCGTCGGCAAAGGGATCGGCGATCGGCGTCAGCTTGAAGCCGGGGGCCGCCGGCGGCGCGCCGCGCCCCGCGCCATAGTCCTCGACCTGGCCGCGCATTTTCGGGCCCCAGCCGACATGGACGTGGTCGCCCTCCTGCAGGATCTGGTCGTAGGGGATGCCGGCCTTCTCCAGCTTGCCGACCGCGCCGCGCATGTCGCCGTCCTGCGGCACGAAGTCGATCGCCTCGCCCGACAGGTGCGAGCTCGTCGGCGAGCCGCCGACCGCGCGGTTGTGCGCCGGCGAACGGCCGGTGCTGGTGACCCGCACCGGCTCGCCCAGGGTCTGTTCGATCGACGCCTGCGACCAGCCGCCCGCCGGCTTGGCCTTGGGCGCCGCGAAGGGATCGTCGATCGGCGTGAAGCTGACCATCTACTGGTCCACCCGGAACCATTGCCCGCCGCGCTTGACCACCCAGGAGCCATCGGGGGCCTTCTGCGCGCCGGGAACCGGCGGACGCTCGCCGCCCGCGCCGCCCTGGTCGCCGCTCTCCAGCCGCTTGATCACCGGGCCGGTGACCGGGTCGTTGCGCGCCGCGTCGATCGTCGCATTGCCTTCGGTCTGCGCCGCTTCCACCAGCTGGTCGACCTGCTGGCGGCTGAGCAACGCGCCCGACTTCAGCCGCTGCTGGTTGACGTCGTAGACGCTCTCCAGGCCCATGTGGCTGATGATGTTCTTCACTTCCGCCAGCGGCGGCCGGGTCGAGCCGGTCGTCAGGTAGAGGTAGCGGTTGATCAGGCCGAGCTGCGTCGAGGGGCTGGTGTATTTCGCGTCGCCGGTCGCCAGCTTGTCGATCTGCGCCAGCGCGGTCTTCGACGTGGCGTAGGCCTTGCCGAGCGCCGTGCCTTCCAGCTGTTTCTCGGTCTTCAGCGTGTTACCGCCGTTCGCCGCATTGGCGCGCACGCCGCGGTCGGCGGCGTAGCGGCGCGCGTCCGCGCCAACCTGCGCGCCGGCGACATGGGCGCTGTCGTGGCCGGCGCCGACTTTGATGGAGGCGTCGGCGCGGATGCGGGCGATTTCCTTCTGCGCTTCGGCGCGGATGCGGGCGATTTCCTTCTGCGCTTCGATCAGCTGCTGGTGGTAGCGCTCGGCCTCTTCGGTCTTGATCCGCATCGCGTCTTCGACGCTGGTGGCGCGGATCGTCGCCTCTTGGATGCGCGACTGCATCTGCTTGTCGGCGATCGACATGCGCGCATAAATCTGCGCCTCGGGGTTCATGCCCTTGATCTGGTCGATCTGCATCGCCATGGCGTCATAGAGCACCCGCGGCTTGATGCCCGGGTTCGCCTTGGCAATCTGCTGGGCCATGTTGCCGAGCGTCTTCGAAATGTCGCCGATCACATTGCCGGTCGGATCGGCCACGCCCGACAGGTTCGGATCCTGGCCTTGCTGCGGCGCGGTCGCCGTGGCCGGCGAGACGGTCGGTGCGCCATCCGGCATCGGCGGGCGCACGTCATTGGTCAGCGGCCCGCCGGGCGGCATCACCATCCGCGGCGCGGTCTGCGCCGACACCAGTCCGCCGGCGGCCGGCGGCATCGCCCCGGGCGGGCCGCCGCCCAGGTTGGCGAGCGCGGGCGGCGGACCCCCTTGCGGCGGTGCGCCGGGCGGCATGCCCGGAGGGCCGGCCTGCGGCGGGGCCGCCGGGGCGCTGGGCTGGCCGGGCGCAGGCGGTTGCACCGGCGGCTGGCCGGTCATCGCCCCGCCGGTCATCGCGCCGGCCTGCATCCCCTGGTCCCCCGCCAGCAGAGCGCGCGCCGCGGCGGCCTTGGCCGCCCGCTGTTCCAGCCTGTCGGACATGCCGAAGTAGCTGTCGACGCCGGCGTTGGCGACCCGGGCGAAATCTCCGAAGTTCATCCCGCGCCCCCTAGAAGAACATCATCGCCATGCTGGCGGCGTTGCCGAGCATGGAGCCGATCGCCGACTGATTCTGTTCGGCCAGCTGGTTGTTCTGCGCCACGCCGTTCTGGGCGATCGACGTCGCGTTCTGGCCGATGTTCATGTAGTTGCCGTACATCTGGCCCAGGCCTGACGTCGGCTGCAGGGCCGAGCCGTACAGTTGCGACAGCGCCGACAGCCCGCCCATCGCGTTCTGCTGCTGGCCCAGGTAGATGTCGTAGGGCAGCTGCGACGCCTGCAATCCAGTCTGCAGGCCGGCCTTCTGCAGGTCCGCGGCGCTCTGGTAGAGGCCGGCCGTGTTGTTGTTCAGGGCGTTGCTGTTCGCCACCTGGTCGTTGGTGTAGCCGGCCTGCGCATTGGTCGCCGCCAGCTGTTGGTTCTGCCCCTGCAGCGCCAGATTGACGCCGCTCAGATAGGTGTTGATGCCGGCGTTCTTGGCGTTGAAGCCGGTGGAGGCCAGGGCGTCGAGGTTAGACACCGCCTGGCCGGTCAGGGCGTCGTACTGGTTCACCCCGGCGTTCGACAGGTTGACGTAGTTGTTCGCCACGTTGGCCTGCTGCTGGCCGAACGCGCCCAGGCCGGAAATCTCCCGCTGCAGCTGGTTGTTCTGCCAGTCGATGTTGAAGTTCCGCGCCGCGTCGCCGGTCAGGCCGGCGCCGTAGCCCGAGCCCGAGACGCCGTTCATGGCGTTGATCGCGTTCTGTGTGTCCAGCGTCGACTGCATCGTGCGGTCGTACAGCGCGCCCTGCGGATCGAAGGCGGTGTTGAGGATCTGGCCGGCTGCGCCCATCCCCGCCGTCGCCCCGGGGATCATCGACAGCGCCCCGGCCAGCATCGGGTTGGCGTAGCCCGCCCCTTGCGTGGTCGATGGGATCATCCCCTGGGTTTCGCGATAGACATTGTTGCCGGCGTTCACCGCCTGGCCGACGGCGCTCTGGGCGCTGTAGCCCAGGTTGGCGCTGTCGGTGCCGATCTGCGAAGCGGTCATGCCGAGTTGGCCGAGCGTCCCCAGCTGGTAGTCGTTGAGCCAGCCGTTGCCCGCGCCGATTTGGTTCAGAGCGCCGGCGTTGGCCCCCATGCTGCCGGCCGCGCCTGCCGCAGTGTTAGCCACGCCGGTCGCGCCGCTCAGCGCCGAACTGGCATAGGGATTGTTGGTGATGTTGTTGGTGATCGCCCCGCCTTGCGGCAGCACCGTGCCGGGCAGGTTGGTGACCCACGGCGTCGCGTTCTGCAGCAGGCTCTGATAGCCCTGGTCGGCTCCCGCCTGCCAGGTCGGCTGATAGCCGGTCGGCGCCGACTGCGTGCTGCTCCCGCCCCCCATGGCCCCCTCAGAAGATTTTCGCCCAGGACTCTTCGAACGGCGAATAGCCGAGGCGCGACAACAGGTAGCCGACGCTATCACGGCCCCGCTTGCCCGCCAAATTCCGCGGCTTGACGGTCAGCATCAGCACCGTCGCGCCCAGGTCGCGTAGCAGTTGCTCTGACCGGCGCAGCAGGAAGGTCCCGGCGTAGCCGCGATGCTCGGGCTCGACATAGAGCACGTCGCAGATGCCCCACAGCCGGTTGCGCTGGTGCAGCGGCGGCTTCAGCAGCCAGACCGAATAGCCGATCAGCACGCCGTTGCGGCGCAGGGCGGCGATCTTCAGGATGCCGTTGCGCTCCAGGCTGTAGTAGGTCGGCCAGTCGACCGCCAGCGGCAGCGCCGGATCCTCGATTTCTGCATGGTGGTCGGCCAGCAGGTCATCGAAGCCGGCGGCGCGCAGCCGGTCGATCGGCTCAAGACTGAGGGTCAGGCCGGCGGACATCGACCACCAGATGCACCCGGGCGTGCTCGCCGAAGTTCACTTCCGAAGCGAGCAGCCGCGGATCGTAGGCGTGCAGCCAGCCGACCGGAAGCGCGGCTGACGCCCCGCCCGCCAACGAAACAGCGCCCGGGCTCGGGATGAGGCAGACGCGCGTCCGAAGATGAGCATCGGCGTAATCTCCCCCGTCGCAGCCCCATGGAGTTCCAGAGAGCGGCGGCAGAACCTCAATCCAAGCGCGCCCAAGGCTCGCCGGCGCGCCCTGAAAAACCTGCGCTGCACCATTGCGGATGCGCGAGAGGAGGCCCTTGGCGCTGCGCCACTCCTGAAGGATCGGTAGATCCGCCACCTCACCATCGTCGTCCTCCCAGCGCAGCCGCAGCACGCCGTCGACGGCCTGCTGGTGGTATTTGATCGCCCAGCGCGCGGTGGCCTGGGCGGTTTCGAGGAATCCGATCTGTTGAAAAGCCATGGCCCCTCCCGATGGGCGTCAGCTGTTGAAGGCTCCCGCCAGCCAGACGTCGAGCTCGGACAAGCCGCGGTCGCCATACTGTTGGAACTCATAGACCGGCAGGGTCAGGTTGCCGTTGACCACCAGCATCGCCAGCCGGGTCGTGGCGAACGCCGTCTCGCCCATGGTGATCACCCGGTCGATCAGGGCGGCGTACTGGCCGTCGTTGAGGTCGTCGATCGCCGCCTGGCCGACCGCGGTCAAGAGGCCGTCGGCGCCGGCTCGCATCGCCGCCGGCGGGTCGGGGTTGTTCGGGTCGAAGGTCTTCAGCAGCGCCAGCAGCGGCGCGGCAGGCAGCGGGCGCGTCATGTCAGGAACAGCGCCTTCTCCGCGGCGCGCCGGCGGATCAGGCCGGGCAGCTGCACGGCCTTGCCGTTCACATGGGCGAAGACCCAGGCGGCGAACTCGTCAGCTGCCGAACGGTCGCCCTTCGCCACCTTGGCGGCCAGGGTCGAGCCGGCGAAGGCGTGGCCGCCCTCGTTGAAGGTGAAGTCGATCAGGGCGGCGTACTGGTTGTCGGTCAGGGTGTTGACCCGCCCGCCCAGCACGTTGCAGACGCACAGCGCCGCCTCGCCGAGGTCGGCGAGCGCCAGCTGGTCGGCCTCGGCGGCGGTGATCGCCGGATGATTCGCGTTCGGCAGCTTGTGGCCCCAGCCGATCTCCCAATTCCCGGCAGGGTCGCGGGCAGGGCAAAGGCGAGGCTGGCCGGCCTCGCCTTCGAATTGGTGGATCAGCCCGAGGCATTGCGCCACGGGCAGCGGGCGCATCAGGCGTTGCGCGGGCCGAGCGTGCGCGGCGACTTGGCCGTGCCGGACCGCGTCGCGTCGCTGTTCATGTTGTTCGGGCCGCCGCGGGTCGAGGCGTCGGACGCCTTCGGCGAGCGGGTCTTGAGGCCCTTCAGCAGGTTGGTGTCGGCCATTGGTCGTCCCCCGAGCAGCAGATGCTGCGAAATCGCCGCGTAGCTTAGCTGCGTTCCAACAGACGGTCCAGCTTGGCGTTCATCTGTTCTTGCTGGCGGCGCAGCTCGGCGAAACCTTCCTTCATGTCGTCGCGCCGGGCGTAGGTCTCGGGCAGGCTGAGCGCCAGGGCTTCGTGCCGGGCGGTCAGGGCGTTGTGGTCGTCGCGAAAGCCTTTGAGCACAAAGCCTCCCAGGAACAGCACCACGGCCTGTAGACCGCTGAAGATCCAGTGGACGACGCTCGCCGCCGGCTCAAAGTCGGACATGCCCACGCCCCCGAACAACCTGGGGTGGGACTGTAGCGTTTGCTGTGAGCTAGGTCAAAATGATGGCAAACGCTGGTCCGCGACGAAAGTTCCCATTGGCGGAGGGTTCATCCGACCATCCCGGTCACAGGAGGGTTTAGCTTATGGGCTGGTGTCGCTCTCGCAGGGGTTCGACGCCGCCGAGGTGGTTGGGGAAGGGTCCCGGGAGGAAAACCTATTCCCTGACTCAACTCTTAGGAGTTGTGCTGTTGACTTTTGAAGGACTTTGAGCACATCAGCGGTGACTGGTGAGGCAATTATCACCTTAGAACGGCCAGCTCGGCGCGCTGGCGTTGACCGACCACGCCCCAGCGACGTCATTCGCGGCGCGAATGGTCATCTCGGCGTCCCGCGGGTTGATCGTCGCGAAGGTGTAGGCTTGCAGGGCGGCGGACGGGCGTAGATCGCAGCCATTTCGGTTGCTGAACAGCGACGCGAATTGCGCATCCGTCCAGGCGTTGGAGCCGAAGGGCGTGGCGTTCCCGTTGCCGCTCGGCGGGTTGGCGCCGCCGACCACACTGTTCGTCGGATTGACCGCGGTCCACGAGCCGGTGTCGGGGGTGATGTCTGGCGTGATGACCTGGCTAAAGGACGAGTAGCTGTCCGCGTGACCGGTGCCCTGCGAGATCGTGAACGGCTCCTGCGCCGTGATGTTCTCGTAACAGACGTGCTGGCCAAAGTGGAATGATCTCGTCGTCCCGCTCGCACCTTGCGGGTTGAACGTGATGTTCTTGATCGACACGTCCTGCCACGGCCCCGCGCCGGTCTCGTTGTTCAAGAACGACGTGCTGAAGCCGCAATTGTTGATCGTGCAGTTCCAGTAAAGTTGATTATTGATGCCAGATCCGAGAGCGTGCAGCCACTCACTGTGCTGTACGGCAGACGTAGTAATCGTCTTCGCCACCCCGCTGGTGAGCGCGTAACTGAAGCTGTTGCCGCCGCCAGGGCCGCCGTTCATCTGCGCGGCGCTGAAATCGTTGCTGTCGAGCTTCGTGGCAGACCACCCGCTCGCCGCTAAGTTGGTGTTGATGTAGTTGACGATCTGGCTCGGCAAGCTGAACGTATTCGTCCCGTCGCCGAGAGGCTGTGTGCCGATGTTCAGCGTAAACGATTTTACGGTCGCGCCATTCACAGAGAGAGTGAAGGTTGAGTTCCCATCGTACGCGGCAGTCGGATTAGTACCCGCGCCTGTGTAGGTGACAGAGAACGAGTTGCGCGGGAAGTCAACGATTTGCTCGGTCGCGAGCGTCGCGTTGGCGTAATACTCGCCATACACCATCGCCCCTGCGCCAGCTTGCGGGAAGTGCGACGTACTGAAGGCGGCGTTGACGTTATTGA